CGGTTCGGCTTCTGCCGGAACACGATCGGCCGGTCGGTGTGCTGCCGGACCTTCTTCGTGATGCGCTCGCTGAAGCACACCGGGGAGGTGCCGGCCCAGAGCTGGTAGAAGCCGGGCGACTGCATCGCGACCAGGACGTGCCGGCCGCCTGTGCGCGTCGGTGCCACGTTGACGCCGAGCAAGTCCAGGCGCGCGAAATCAGGCTGACCCCGGCCGTCGCACCAGAGCCGCTTGTGGCTGATCCGGTAATACTCGCCGCGGCGCCAGTAGCCGTGGTCGACCTGATACCAGTCCGGCAGGACGCCGGGCTGCATCAGCGCCGCCTGGCGCGCGGCCATGCCGGAAATGAACCCGATGTTACCCCGCGCCTGCCAATCGATGACGACCTGGCCGCCGCAGCCGTCAGCCAGTGCGTTGCAGAGACTCAGGCTGTACGGCTTGCGATGGTCCGCGTAGCAGGTGACGGAAGGCGTGACCAGACCCGATCTCCTCGACCGTCCACTGCGCCCAGGCGAGGCGCGTCAGAAATTCGCCGCGATCGCCCCGGAAGGGCTCGCCGAGCGTTTTGCCGAAGGGCCGGGCCGCCGGTGCGCCGATCCACTGCGGCAGGCCGTGATAGACCGGCACGCCGTAGAGCAGCGCCTTGATCGCCGCCCCGCTCGCCCAGGTGACGACGAACTTCGCGCCGGCGAGCTGGGGATACAGGGTCTCGTTGTGCTGCTTGGCGCCCGGGTGCCCGCGAACGACGACGCGGTGCCCCATGGCCTGCAGCTGCTTCGCGGCCCGCTGATGCCAGCCCGAGGGCTGCGCCACTGGCGGGGAGCCGATGCCGCGCTGGGCGAGCACCAGGGCGTAATCGCCACCCGTGCGCCACGGCCACCAGTCGGCGTCGAAGATGTCCGCACGTTCGGGCCCGCCGATCGGCCAGCGGCCCGCGCCGGCGTTCCAGTTGAGCGCCAGCGAGTACCAGACCTTGCCGGACCACTCGCGGCCGAGGTAGCCATTCTCAGCGACGATGACCGTCCCGCCGGCGGCCTCGTACTGCAGCGCCATCTGATGACCGGCGCCGTACCTATTCCAGATCAGCAGCGCGTTGCCGGGACGTGGGTCTATGGGCCCGATCTCGTAGCCGCAGGCACGCAGGCCGTCGCAGAAGGCGTCCCGCCGGTAGTGCGGGGCCTCGCGGACGGCGACGTACGCCCTCACGGCCGCCGAGCAGCGTCGTCCAGCAGCGTTTCGATGCGGTCGAGTCGCTTCACGATGTCGACCTTGAGCTCGGCCTGGTAACGCTCCATCTGTGCGGAGCGCATCTCGAGAGCGTTCAGACGGGTTGCCGCCTCCAAGTGCTCGAGCTGCTGCATGCGACGGTCCATCTGGTCGAACCGTTCCATCATCTGCCCCGTCGAGAACACCAGCGACAGCACCAGGGCGCCGTCGACAATTAATGACCCGAGTGGCACGCGAAATCGCGTCATGCTTTCTGGGCTCATCATCACCTCGCAGACTGTTGGCTAATCCGCGCTGACGCGGATTTCTTTGAGCGAGAACGAGACAGCCTGCTGTCGGTGACTGATGATCTCGACCGGGAAAGAACCGTCAAAGCGCATCGGCAGATCGAACTCGCCGCCCCAGGTCAAAGTCCCGGCGGGCGTGAACAACAGCGACACACGCCCCGTCGTGTAGTCGACGGTGTAGTGCGTGGTCTCGGTCTTGAGCGTGCCACCGTCGGCGATCAGGATCGTCCCGCTCACCGGTTTGAGGATCGGCCGGTCCTGTGACAGCACACCGTAGGTGTAGCGCTTGACGAGCTGATACTCCGCCGGGCTCTCGCCGACGACCGCGAGCAGCGGGCAATCGGTCGATGCTGGGCTGCTGCCGACCGCGCACGACTTGAAGTCGGTGTAGTCCTTGACCCGGAACCCGTAAGCCGGGCCGCCGACCGCGTGATAGAAGCGCAGCAGCTCCTGCACGGCCGGATCGCCACCCTCGCTCGGCCCCACGGTGAGTGTGATGCGAGTGAGCGGGTACGCCCAGTTGCGGTTGCGTCGCTCGACACCGCTCGCCCGCTCGATCGTGGTGACCGAGTACATGGGCTCGGAGACGAACCCGTAGCGCGGGCAGCCTGGGAAGCGTGGCGTTTCGAGAAACATCAGTTATTCCGGCCGTTGGCGCGGGAAGCACCGCGCGCCGCGGCCGCCGCGATCTGCTGTTCCGTGGCCCGCGAGACGGTGCCGTTCGGTGCGTTGATCGTGAAGTTGTTCTGGACGGTCATGCTCGCCGAGCGCATGCCGAGCGTCGGGCTGCGGATCGGCGAAGGCATCGCGGCCACGAGCCCGCCCGCGGCGAACCCGGGCAACGACTGCAGCGCCTGCATGCCGACGCGGTTGAAGGACTCGAGGAAACTCATCGCGCCTGGCTGTCGCGTCACTTCGGAGCGCGTCACGAACTCGCCGGCGTGCACGATGCCGGCCGGCTCGAACTTGCTGCCGTCGCCCGTGTAGCCGCCACTCGCCAGGCCGATCGACGCGAAGTCGAAGCCGTTGATCGTGCCGATGCTGGAGCTGGCTGCGGACCCACCGCCGAACAGTCCGCCCAAGACGCCGGCCGCCTTGCCGAGCCAGCCGCCCCCGGAGCTCACGCCACCCGTGCCGAAGATCTTGCCGGCGATGTCCGCCGCGATGGCCTCGGCCGCCATGCGCTGCAGCATCTTCGCGAACGAGTCGACGAGCCCTTCGATGCCACTCTCGAACGGATCGAATATGAAGTCGGCCAGGATGCCCTGCACGTTGCGGCTGGCCTCCTCAAAGAACACGCTGAGCTGCTCCTGCTCTTTCTCCGGGAAGATCCGCTCGGCCGTGATGGTGATCGGCTCGAGTCCCTCCATCTCGAGGCGGGCGAGCGCCGCGGCAGCCTGGTCGGCCAGGTTCGGGTAGGTGGCTGCGAGCTGCTCGAGCGCGTACTTCGTTTCCTGGTACTGCGCGATCTGATCTTCGACGGGCGTGCGCAGTCCCTCGATCGCGGCAATGCCCGCCGCGTAGACGTCCTGGTAGGCCTTGGCCTGGTCGCGCAGAGCGTCGGCGGTGTCGCGCGCAGGCTTCGCTGCCGGCTTGCCGTCGCCGCCCGTGCCAAGGTTGTATGGATCGTCTTTCTTCGTCGGCTCCGGTTTCACGAACGGCGCCTCAATGTTCTGGCCGTAGTCCCTCAACAGGCCCTCCAGCCGCTTCAGCTCGGCCTGCAGCTCATCCTCGGACCACCACTCGACGATGCCCTCGCGGCCGAAGAACCGCAGCCGCTCCGAGGGGTTCTCGAGCGCTGATCGAACCTTCGCGATGTCCTGATCGATGCGGACAGCGTCGCCCGCCGCGGCACCAAAGCGGATCGCCGCGATTTCCTCGCCCGCGAACTTCGCGGCACCCGCGGCCGCCGTCAGACCCTCGACGGCTTTCTGACTCGCGAGAATCATGCCGGAAAACAGCGTGTCGGCAGATGCCTTCGTCTGCGGATCCTGCAGCACCTTCACGAGCTCGTTGACCGCTTCGGTAACCGCCGGAACGCCCGTGTTCACCTCGAGCAGGTCGCCGAAGGCGTTCTGCACGGACTTGAGCGCGCCGCCGAAGGTGTTCCGGATCGCGCGCGCCTGGCCGCCGAACTGCACCCCGAGCTCCTTGAGGATGACCTCCTGGGCCTTCGCAACCTCGCCAGTTTCGATGAGGGACTTGATGAGGTCCTTCTGCGACGCGGTGAGCTGGACGCCCGAGCGCTGCAGCGCCGTCGCACCCTTCACCGGATCGTTGAGCGCCTTGCCAACCAGCAGCGCCGCGGACTGCAGGTCCATGTTGAGCGCCGTCGACAGGTCGAGCACGGCTTCGGTGGCGGCTGTGAACTGGTCGCCGCGCACGTTCGTGAACGTGAGTAGCACGGCTTGCATGGCGACGACGGCGTCATCGCCGAACGCCGTGACGCGCTGCAGCTGGCCGGCGACCGCCTGCAGCTGCTTCGAGGTGAACCCGGAGACGCCGCCCGTCGACTTGAGCACCTGCTCGAGCTTGGCCGTCGCCTGCTCGGCCTCGATCGTCGCCTGGACGATCTTGCCGAACCCGACGCCAGCCACGAGACCCGTGATGACGCCCTGCAGCGTGCGGAACCCGGACTTCATCTTCCGGGTGAGCGCGTCCATCTCGCGCGTCGCCTGGTCCGCGCCTTTCTTGAAGCCGCCCGCGCGCAAAATTAAGTCGACAGTTAGCGCGCCGAGATTTCTGCTAGCCACGATCATTTACCCATGCGAAGGTCTTGCCACGGACAACGTCGGCGACCGCCCAATAGCTGCAGCCAATCTCGCGAGCGACATCGGCATGCGGCGCGCCGGAGCGCTTCATTTCTCTAATTCTCCGAACCTGAGATTCATTCAGGGCGTTCTTGCTTTCTCTCATCGCTGCCGCGGTGTTGGCGATCCGCTCTGCCGAATATGGCCCGGTTCCTTTGCCTTTCCGGTTCTCAGACATCATGCGCAAGGAGTCAGTGGAATGCCTGCGACCCCTGAACGAACTCGGACGACCAACTGCGGCCGCCTTCATCTTCCCGATAGTTTCGGCGGTGTGTGTGTACCCGAGCTGCGACCCTGCCTTCGGCGCGCAATTGAGTTTCGGGCGCAGCACATCGATCGCGCGCTGCTCGTAGAAGATCAGGTGACGCCGATCGCAGCGGATCAAAGTGCGGAATCCGAACGCCTCAGGCCCGTGCTTGTTCCAAGCTCTTTGCAGCGCGACCGAGTGGTGCTGCCCGCGCTCAAGGTGCGCCAGGTGCTGACGCCACCGCTTCGCGAGGTCCGTGGCGCTACCAACGTAGCGACGATCGGTTCCTATCTGGACAATTTCATAGATTCCAGCCGCCCGCTTTTCAGGTCGCTGGCGATGGGTCAGAAGCGAGGCACCCGCGGCGATGACATTGATCGGCTTCGCCTTCACGGCCAAGTTCTCGATCCGATCATCGGCGGGGTCGCCATTGATGTGGGTCAAAATCCCTGCCGGCGCTGAGCCGTGGTGCCAGATCCAGACTAGGTGGGAGGTCATCACATTGCCGCCGAGGTAGGGGGCGCGCCGATAACCGCCGGCGACGATGTGGCCGATCTCCACACCAACTCGTGCGCCTCGACCGCGCGCGACGCGGATCAATCGGCCGCTCTCCGGCACGTAATTAAAGGTCGCGCGCACGCGATCTCCGGTGAGCCTTTTGACGCGCCCGAGTGTTGTCACTACTTCTTACCTGCGAGGATCTTCATTGCATCGGCGATCGAAGCCGGCTCCTGGTCCGCCTGGAAGTGCGGCATGAATTCCGCCTGCGACCGTTGACCACCCATCGCGTTGTTGATCGCCGCGGCGATGAGCGCGAATCCCCATTCGAGACGTGTGCCCATGTGGAGCGACCCGCGTCGCGCCAGATAGGCTGACCACTGCTGAGCCTCGACGAAGGACATGCGCTCCTTGGCTTCCTCGATCGTCCTGCCGCCGACTCCGTTCAGCACGAGCTCGTGCCAGAACTCATCGGCGGCCGTCAGTTTTTTGAGGAGGCCTCGCCGCCGTTCACGGCATTGATGGCACCGGTCAGGACCTCGGCCAGCGACGGATCGAGCGCCTCGGCCTCGGCGTACGTCAGCCGCTCCGTGCCATCCTCGCCGAGCAGCACGGCCTCGCTGATCACCAGCGCACGCTGGCTGATGCCGGGGCCGCCACCCGTAACCGCGGCGCGGGCCGCTGCCTGTATGCGATCGATCACGCCGCAGGAGACCTTGCGGATGAACACCGTGAAGGTATCCGTGACCTCGGTTCCGTCTTCGGCGATGTGGGTCCAGGACACTTCCCGTTTCTCGGGCACGGACGGGACGAACCCGCCCTTCTCCCTCAGCGTTTTCAGATCCATGCCGGCCTCGGATCAGACCTTCGGGTGCAGGATCGGGAAGTCCGACACCTGGACCGAGATATTGCTGCTGACGACGCTGTTCAGCGCGAAGTCGAACGGCAGGTCGCTGATGTAGGCCTCGAATTCGATCCAGGAGCGGCTGGTCGGCAGGTTGAACTGTCCGCCCGACGCGCCCGAAGGCGGCAGGGCGCCATCGGACCAGCCGAGCGCCCACTGCAGCTTCGTGCCGGCGCGATAGAGCTCGTGCATGCGCACATGGCTCGCGTCGCTGGTGTCGAAGTTGATCGTGAACGACGCGGCACCGGGCGTCGCCATGCCGGGCTCGTAGGTGCGGGCGTCCGAGTCGAGACAGGTCGTCTCGATCTGGTCGCGCGCCGCGGTCAAGCCCGTCATGCCGGTGATGCAGCCGACCGTCGTGATGACATCGCCGTCCGGGTCGATGAAATAGAGCTTGGTGCCCTGGGTTTTCATGGCCATCGAAAATACCTCTCGTCAGCAGTGGTCTGTGGTCGAAACAGGTTGGTCAGCGATTCACGATCCAGTCGACCGTGAACGATTTGCGGTAGGCGCGGGTCTCCGTGTCGCGGCCCTCGCCATCCCAGGAGACGACGTGCGCCAGGGCCTCGAGCACGGCGACGAGTGCGTCGCTCACCTCGCGGGCCTCGGCAGCCGTCGCCCCGTATACGTCCAGGTGCGTCGTGATCGCGTCCGCGTCCGGCGCCGCGCCAAGATAGTTCTCGGGCTCGCCGCTGCCGATCGCCCACACCGCGTACGGCAACACCGCCTTCTGCGGCGCCTCGCCGAACGGGTACAGGCGCAGGCCGGTCGCGTCCTCGAGCAGTCCGGAGACGCTCGAATCGCCGGCGCAAGCTTCAAACAGCGGTGGGTACATTGGGTGTCAGCTTCTCGATCTCGCGCTCGAGGTACTCGGCGAGCAGTCCCTCGATGAGCTGCGCGTTCTCCTGCAGTGCCGGCACCAGAAACTCCTGGGCACTCTGGCGCTGGGTGCCGAGCTCGAGGAACCGCCAGTACCAGGTGTCACCGCCCGGGTTGTTTTTGCTCCCGGCGGTCTTGTACGTCCGGCCCACCCGCTGCTGGCGTCGGTTCTGGCGGGTGTTGGCGTACTGCTTCGCCCCGCCCATCACGCCGAGCCGCATGACGACACCGCCGATGCGCTTGCCCTGGCGGCTGGAATTCTGGATGGCGACGTTGCGCCAGATGCGCTCGGCGCTCGACGGGTCATCGAATCCACGGGCCGCGGCCTTTGCGGCATTCAGCGCAACGCGCATCGCGAGCCGGGAGGCACGCACCGCGCCTTTTTTCTGCAGCTTGTCGGGCAGCTTGCTCAGGCGATCGATGACGTCACCCTTCGCGGTGATGCTGACGTCCAGGTCGAACGGGCTGGATCCGGGCCGGCTCAGGGAGCGGCCACGGGCGCGCAGCAGTTGCGTCGCAAAGCTAGCCATCGTTGACGCCTTCGCTGCAAGGAATCGTCAGGTACACCCGGCCCGAGCCCTTGTCGGCCAGGAACCCCTGCGGGTTGTAGACCCGGTCGCCGTGCTTGATGCGCATGTCGGCCGTGAGCCCGTCCATGCGGCGGATCGTTATCCGGGTGGTCACGGCCGACTGCAGCGCCTGGCCAGCCAGGAACTCGCGCACGCTCAGGTCCTCGATCGCGGCGGGCACGCCGTCGGCGAACACCGTCCACGCCGGCACCATCGCGCCGGTCGTCGGGTCCTGGACGTCCGAGCGCTGCTCGATCGTGACCCGGTGTCGCAGTCTGCCGGCCTCGATCAAGGGAACACCTCCGCCAGTGGCGCGAGCCGAAAACACCGCAGCGCCGTCGTCGGCGTGCAGTTGATGACCTCGATCCCGCGTTGCGTCAGGGCCGGCGCGAGCTCGCCGAAGCGCTTCAGGAACGTCGCGAACGGGTTGCGCGTGTTGAGCGGGCCCGGATGGTTGCCGAACCAGTGGCGCTTGCCGCCGGTGTCCTGCATGTCGTAGCCCAGCAGCACGATCCGCGTCGCGCCGAAGTGCACCGCCAGGTGCAGCGCCTGGTAGCCGGAGTTGCTGCCGGTCACCAGGTGCGTCGGACGGTCGTCGAACGGCCGGCGGTCGGACGGCTGCAGCGTGTGCACCTCCGGGTAGCCTGCGTCCGGCCGGATAGAGACCTTGATGCCGGCGAACTTGAGCGCCCGGTCGGCGTAGCACTTCCACCACTTCGCGTCCGCGGCGTACAGCGCGTCGGCCCACGGCGCGAAGGCCGGGACCGTCTGGCCGTTCACGTCGTTGTCGATGCCCTGGTTGCTGACCGCGATCACCCGGCAGCGGCCGCGCACCTGCTCGCACTGCTCCCGGGTGAGGCTCGGCCCGCTGGCCAGGATGGCGACTGTCTGACACGGCCACAGGCGCGGCACGCTCCACTCACCCAAGCGCCGGGTCCCTCAGCGGGTAAAGCAGCGCCGTCACGACGGGCGGCAGGAAGCCCTGCGCCCACTGCGCACCCTGGCCGCCGTCGCTGCCGCGGTGTGCGAAGAACTCCTCCACCAGCAGCAACGTCGCCTGCTGGACCTCGGCGGGCACGATCGAAATGCCGCTCGAGTCGGGCTCGGGGTCGACCCAGCCGCTGCTGTCGAGGAAGAAATCAGCGCCGTCGCCCAGGTAGTTCAGCACCGCAGCCGAGGCCGCGCGCACGAGCTGCGTGATCTTCACATCCTGGTCCGTGCCGATGACCTCGCACTGGTCCTTGGCCTGCTCGAGGGTGACGAGTGACGGGGTCATTTCTCGCTATCCCGTCCGTCGCGGCCGCGCTTGACGGCCAGGCGCCAATCTTCCGAGCTTCCGGGCTTGCCCTGGGGCGCGTCCTTCTGGGCAATCCACCACGAGCCACCAAAGCTGACGCCGGCACCCTTGCGGTAGTCGTCGCCCTCGCGGAACACGCCGCGATCCGACACCGACGGCAGTCGAATGGTGCGCTCGCGTACCAACTCCCCGCGCACGAAGCGCAACGTGAGCATGCCCTCGCCGTCGTCCTCGATCTGCAGGTCGTCGAGGCTGAACCCGTCGGCGCCGTCCTTGCCGTCTGTCGGCTTCGGCATCCGCTCGACGGCGCGCTCGAGCACGCCCTGCGCGCGGCGCTCCACGTCGAGCACGGCGCGGGCGATCGCGGTCTCGATGCGTGGTTTGAGGGCATCGACCACCTCGCCGACGGTGACCGACTTGCCAGGCTCGCCGTCCTTGGGCGGCGGCAGGGTCCTTATGCGATCCTCGACGAGCTCGGCCACCAGTGGCCTCACGTCTTCGAGCGCCACCGACTTGCCGTCCTGCGGCGCGGGCCGCGCTTCAATCACGGCGAGACGATCTGCGAACGGCGCGATCGCCGCGTCGAAGAAACGGTCGATCAGGTCAGCCAGGAATTCTGGTTTCATGCGGCCTTCCTGCGTTTCTCGATCTTTCTTTCGACCGCGGCCTTGATAGCGCGCTCGTCCTCTGAATCGTCATCGGCCGGCTCGTCAATGGGCGTGGGCGCGGATGTGGCCGCCTTACCGAACGGGTCCTCGCCGGCATCGCGCTTCGCGAGCGCAGCCAGGGAGTAATTCTGCTGCTGCATCAGCGGGCTCTCGCCGCCCTCGACCGGCGGCAGGTCGAGCCGCTGGCGGGCTTCGTTCGGCGAGTAGATGGCGCGGTTCACGCCCTCGCCGAGAGTCTTGACCATCGTGGCACTGTCCATGCGGAGCAGCTGGTCGAGGTCGAGCTCGACACCCATCAAACGGCCGTCCTTCGGTGAGGCGAGACCGAGGCCCTCGTCGAGGCACAGCTCCATCTGCTCGATGAGGCTCTGCAGGCAGTCGCTGTAGTAGATCTGGTTCAGGATCTCCGCGTTCTGGTAGGTCGGCATCGAGCCGACGCCGACCTTGAACGGCGGGACGTGGAACGTCGAGCAGACGACCTCGGCGGTCATCTTGAGCTGCTCGACGATCTGCGCGTCGACCGGGTTGACCGACAGCGCCTCGTACTTGAGCGCGTCGCCCAGGACGGCAACCTTGCCGATGTTGTCGCCGCCGTAGTTCGCCTCCCACTGCGTCTTGAGTCGCTCGGCCGTGTCCTTCGAGATCGCGCCGGGCGCGGTGAGGATGCCGCTCGGGCGGCTCATGTTCTCGAAGAACTTCGACGAGTTGTTCTGGATTGCGAGGCCCTGCTGGGCCGCGAGCCCGCAGGCGAAGATCGGGGAGAGGCCGACCAGCGGATGAAAAAGGCAGTTCATCCGGTCGTGGATGATCTCGCTCGCCGGCACGACGACCTGCTCCTCGACGCCCGACAGGTTGTCGCTGTCGATGCGATAGAACACCTCGCCGGTCGGCGCCACGAGCGGCCAGGCGCGGTTCGGGTCGAGCAGGTAGAGCGAGGTGACCAGGCCGCGGCCGTCGCGCACCTTGAGCGCGTAGGCGTTGCCCCATGTCAGCTTCGAGAGGATCCACCACTCCTTGAACTGGATGTGGTTCTGGTAGTGATTCGGCTTGCGGAGCACGGGCGAGAACGATGCGCTCTCGGTCTCCTGCCAGATGTTCCCCGTGGAACGCTCCACGAGCTTGATGCGCAGCTTGCCGATGTCGTTCGAGATCAGCGTGATGCAGGCATAGACCGCGTGGAACGCGAGCACCGACTCGGTCGTGATCGGCGAGGCCTGCTGGAACGAGCCCGCGCGGCTGTCATAGACCGTGAACCAGGAGCCGCGGTCGAACGGCGGAGACAGGTACGTCGCCGCCTTCGCGAGCACCTTCGCCAGCCGTTGGGTCAGCTTCACAGGGTTATTCCCCGGCCTTCATGTCGCGCCGCCGATAGTTGCGGCGGGGCTGCGGGGCGGGCGCCTCGACGATCTCGGGCTCGGGCTGGATCGCCTCCGCCTGGTACTCCTCGGGGCCGTACTCGACGTAGCCGATCGCCTGGAACAGCCGCAGGTGCTTGCCGGCGAGCTCGATCGGCTCGCCCGCCTTGTAGCGGCGGCCACCAATTGAAAATGCCCGGGTCGTGCGCAGTGGCATGAGTCCTCCTGAAAAGCGGGCCGGGAGTGACCCCGGCCCGCCTCAATGCCCGTGGATTACGGGCTGCCGGCCGTGCCGTAGTGCGCGTTGTTGACGAACGCGACTGCGGTCGAGCGACGCTTGGCGAAGTTGATCGGGACCAACACTCGCAGCGCCACCATGCCCGCCTGGAACATGGAGACCATGCTCGCGGACTGGGCGGTCGGCGTGTCACCTTCACCGGTGGGTGCCGTGTCCATCTCGATCGTCGCATCGCGCGAAAGCGCCACCTCGACCCCCATCGCGCCGATGCGATAGATGTCGCTCGGCTTCAAGAGGATGAAGTGCTGCGCGCCGACGTTGTCGCCGGTCACGACCGGGTCGCCGAGCAGCGTGCCGCCGGTGGCGGTGATGCCCGGGAACTCGGACTGGCCGAGGGCGTTCGTCAGCAGCTGGATGCTCTTCGCGAGCGACGGGTTCATCAGGAACGTGAGGCCCGTTGCGTTCTTCGCCGAGATGAAGCCGCTGTAGAGCGCCTTCACGTCCGCCCGCAGCGCATCGCCGTCGATGCCCGAAGAGTTCGACGCGCTGACACCGTTCAGGATGCCCGCCGGCGACACGCCCGACACGGCCACGCCAGCGCCCGCGAACGTGGTGTCGATGCGCTGCACGGCAGCGTTCACGAGCGCGTCACGGATCAGCATTTCCGCCGACGGGCTCGAATCCCGGAACAGCTCGATCGAGGCCGCAGCCAGGGCAGCCACCTTCAGCGGGGTCAGGCTGACCGAGCTGAAGTCGCCCTTCGTCACCGGGATCGGGCGGTTCTCACCCACCCAGTAGCCCGTCGCCGCGCCGTCCTGGCCCTTGATCGCGACGTTCGCCGGCACCTCACGCAGGCCCAGACGGTTGTACACCGTCATGCCGTACAAGTACTCGATGAAGTCGCCCGTGTAGCGGTTGTCCGCCGAGACGAGCTCCGCGCCCGGCTCGCCGCTGCCCGACCCGTGACCGGCCACACCGGCGCGGATCACCTCGACGAGCTGCGGGTTGCTGCGGCCCCAGCGCTGCTGCGCGATGTCGGCCGCGGTGCGAACCTCGCCGCCGAGGCTCTCGTTCTCGAGCTGCGCGAGCGTGCGGGCGATCACCTTGCGGGTGAAGTTCTGGCCCTTGAACTTCTCGTCGGCCTCGCGGTTGACGATGATGGCCGGACCCGCGCCGCGGGACTCGCCGGCGGCCTTCGCCGTCGGCTCCTGGCTCACGGCCTTGGCGCGCTGGCCGGTCAGCTGCTCGAGCCGGCGCAGGCGCACCAGGTCGGCGTCGAGTGCCTTCATCTCGACTTCGATGCTGTCGAACTCATCGGCCTCGGCCTCGTCCATCGAGCGGCCTTCGTCGATCGACTTGCGCGAGACCTCTTCCATCCGGGCGACCTTGGCCGCGCGGGTGTTTTCCAGATCCTTGATCTGGTCGGTAACCGTCTTCATTTCACTTACCTCGGGGAATCAGGGGGATGCCACGGCGCTTGACCGTGGTTGGTTCGCCCGAAACGCCGGGCACGAGAATGACCCCGCCGCGCGCCTGGCCAGTCGCGGCCCGCGCAGCAGAGTCGTACATCTTGATCGTCTGGATGGTGGCGTCGGCGTTGGCCGGGATCGTCACGGCGCTGAGCTCGAGCCACTCCCATTCGAGGAACTTCCAGCCATCCCACGGGCGCTCGGCGTCGAGCGGCTCGTGTTTCAGCGAGCGGAAGCCGATCGAGAAGCCCTTCACGAGCTTCGCCTTGATCTGCTTCCACGCCGTCTCGACGTAGTCGAGGCCGCTGTCCTTGGCGATGCGCGCCTTGACGGTGATCCGCTTGCCGGTGACCGAGGCCTCGAACACCTCGCCGATCGGCGAGTCATGGCGGTGCTGATGCAGCAGCGGCAGCGGCAGCGCGAACTTGGCGCCCGCCGGCACCACGACGTCGCTCATGCGATCGGCGCTGATGCTCGAGGCAATGCCGGTGACGATGCGCTCTTCGGCGTCGTCGATCGCCTTCACTTCGAACTGGCTGTATGCGCGATCCATCGGGTTACCTCAGAGGAACAGCATTTCAAACTTCGGGCCGTGCGGGCTCTTGAACTTCTCCGCGCAGCGGATCGCCATCGCGAGCGACACGATCCCGTCGATTCGACCGCGTGATTTGCGCTTGTCGAACTTTTTCTCCTCGGCCGGGCCCGAGGTGATCACGGCATTCGCCGAACACATGGTCAGCACCGGGTTGCGGTGCACCTGCAGCGTCTTGTTGGTGACGACGGTGCTCAGTGCCTCGACCGTCGGCGTCATGTCGCGGAACCCCTGGCCGTGGTTGACCAGCAGCAGGCCGGTGGCCTTGCGCAGTTCATCCTCGGCCGTGTCGAGGCTGACCACGGTGTAGTCGAACCCGGCGTCGTCGAGATCGCGCTGCAGATCCGAGATCCGGTAGCGGTCGAAGCACACGGCCTCGAGGCCGTAGTGCTCGCGGAAATCGATCAGCCGGCGCGCGACGTACTCGTATTCGACGGTAGCGCCAGGCGTGGCCTCGAGGTGCCCCTGGTCGCGCCAGACGGTGTACGGCACGCGGTCGCGCTCCTCGCGCTGCCGCAGCCCTTCCTCCGGCGCCCAGAACCAGACGAAGGCATCGAATCCCGTGCCGTCAGGCCGCGCGAACACGAGCGCCAGTGACGTGAGGTCGTTCCTGGCCGACAGGTCGAGCCCGGCCCAGCAGCGCGAGCCGCGGTACTGGGCGAGGTCCGGCTCGCCCTCGCAGCTGCGCCAGGCCTCGCCGTCGATCCAGGGCGTGGCGGCGTCAACCCACTCGCAGAAGTTGAGCCTGCGCACCTTCGATGCGTACGCCGGCATCCCCTCGGCCTTCTTCACCTGCTCGCGCAGGTACTTCTCGGTGACCGAGACGCCGTAGTTCGGGTTGGCCTTTTCCCAGACGCCATGGTCGCGCCAATCGTCGCCGCGATCGAGGCCGCAGACGTAGGCGAACCAGGCGTCGTCATCGACCCGCCCCTCGAGCACACGCTGCGAGTACTCGTGGTGCTGGAAGCAGATCGAGGTCCGGTCATACCCGGAATTCGTGATCTCGAGCTTCAGCGGTTGCCGCCGGAACTTGAAGCCTGCCTCGAGCATGTCGACGACCGTGCCGTCGGGATGCTCATGCAGCTCGTCGCACAGCGCGCAGTGCGGGCGCGGGCCCGACTGCTTGTCGTCGGAACTGATCGTCCGGAAGAACGAGTCGCTCTTCGGGAAGAACATGTTCCAGGGGTTGAGGCCTCCGTACTTGATCAGCGCCTTGGTCAGGGTCGGCGACTGGTCCCGCATGGCCACGGCGTCCCGGAACAGGATCATCGCCTGGTCCTTGGTCGACGCCGCGGCGTACACCTCGGCGCGGGCCTCCTGGTCGGCCGTCAGGCAGTACAGCCCGATGCCGCCGGCCAGCGGCGACTTGCCGTTGCCCTTGCCGATCTCGACGTACCCGGTGCGAAACCGCCGGAACCCGTCGGCGCCACGCCAGCCGAACAAAGAGCCGACCAGGAATGCCTGCCACAGCAGCAGCTCAAATGGCTTGCCTTCGAACTGGCCACCGTTCAGTCGCAGGACGTTGCGGAAGTAGCCGTAGATGTGGTCCGCCCGCTCGAGCGACCACTTGAGCCCACGCTTGGGCCCGCTCGTAAGGTCAGCAACGTGCCGCTCGCAGGCCTTGCGCACCCAGGGCCCGGCAATGATGTCTCCTGCAACGACCGCTTCCGCGTAGACCGTCGCCGGATCGGCCCCGTGCTTGCCGGCCGGATCAGTTGAGATAGGCCGCGCCCGGGTCCTCTTCTTCGCTCGGGTCAATCGCGTTCACCTTCGAGCGGGCGGCCGGCGTGAAGCCGAGCTCGACGACCGCCGCCTTGTATCGTCGCCAGGCATCGGACTCGATGGCGGCCTCTGGTCGGGCCTTGATGACCGAACCGCCGGTCGTGTTGGTCGTCTCGTACGTCAAGCCTTCGGCGCGGATCACGTCGATCGCGACTCGCCAGACCGCATAGGCGCAGGCGGCGATCTCGAGTATCGAGCGGTCTGCCTCGGTCAGGACCCGAGCCTTGAGGGCCATTGCGACCAGCCGATGCCACTCCTCCCTCGCCAGCGCGTCCAGGTGGGCGGGTATCGGCGGTGCACCGACCGGTAGTTGCGGCTCGTGCTTGTTCTGCCGGTGTTTGCGCAGCGTTCCCTGTCGACGCTTGATCGCATCAGGCTTTCTCGGACGACCACCCGGCATTAAGTAGAATTCCTGAACAGTTTCGGCTGCGCACGCGCGGACAGGTAGGCGCGGTCTACGGAGCGGCCAGTTTCATTTCGGAACCGCCCCCCCCTGCCCTGGCTCATCGATGCCAGTGGTGGTGGGGGTCGAGCGGCGTGCCGTCGACGTGGCAGCCAATGATCCGACCGTGCTCTTCGATCTGCTTGGTGGAGTCGTGGCAGCGCTTGCATAGCGACTGCCAGTTCCCCGTGTCCCAGAACAAACGCTGGTCATTCTTGTGCGGGACGATGTGATCCACCACAGCGGCGGCCCGCGTCCGGCCGAGCTCGCTGCACTTCACGCACAGCGGGTGGCGTCTGAGGTAGGTTTCCCGCGCCTTGCGCCAGCGTCGGTTGTAGCCGCGCTGGGCTGCTGTTCCGCGATCGTCCCGCGTTGACTCAGAGGTATTGCGGCTCGCCATCGCCCTCGTCGTCATCGCCTGCCAGTGCCTCCACCAGCGCCATGTTCGCTGCCACCAGCTGGGGCAGCAGGTCCGCTAGCCGCTCCATCGCTTCCGCTTGCCGGGTCAGGCTGGCTATGAGGCGCTGGCAGTCGCTGCACGATCCGGGCGAGTCGGCGTTGGTCGCGCTGCTCGAGCCATCGGACCATTCGCTTGCGTCGTTCTGCGCATCCACAAGCCACGACCTAGGCCGCAGCGCACTTCGCGACGATGACCGCATCCGCCGGCAGCTTCTGCCCGCGTTTGTTCAGGCTCACGTCCGAGGCCTGGACGACGTGCCAGTCGGCGCGCTTCTTGTCCAGCTTGAGCTCACCGCAAGGCGTACCGAGTGCCACGGTGCCGACCTTGAGGCCGAGGCCCCAGCGCGTCATCACCTTCGCCACCGTCTCGACAGTAACGATCGTGGGCGGGTTCGGCGGCGGGAACGGGATGACCTTCGTGGCCATGGCGGACGGCCCAGACTCCTGGTTGCCGGCGGCCGTGGTCGTGCGGGTATAGGCCCGGAAGCAGTGCGTGCCGGGTGCGAACCCGGAGATCGTAGTCGTTGCAGTTGGGGCCGGGATCGTCACCTGGCCAGCCACCGTGCCGAAGGCCGTGCCCGAGCAGCTGCCGTACTCGACGCGCGTGCTCGCGATCTGGTTGAGGGCCAGTGGCGTGCCGTCGGTGAACTGCGTCGGGTGCGTCCAGGAGACCGTGACGTCGGCCGCCAGCAGTGGTCCGCTGAACGAAAGCAGGAACAGCACGCCGAGGAACAGGCGGAAATCTGGGCTCAGGCTTCGCATGGCGACCTCGCAATAGATCCGGTCCCGAGCGCAGGCTCAGGTTTCAGGAGACAAGCTGTGGCGTGTCCTGGTCGGGACCGGGAATAAAAAACGCCGCCCGAAGGCGGCGAAGACGTTGACGTCGGGAGAGTGACGACAACAGGGGGAGTTCACGCGGAAGGCTCACAGGGTGAGCCTAGCTTTGCGGATTCAACCATCTGGGACCGGGCTTGATACAGAACTTTCGTGTCTAGAGTCAGACAGGTACGAATGCAGGCCTTGGCCGTGTCGCGCCGGTGGTAGTACTCGGCGAGGCTCAGGCCGAGTCGCTGGGCGATGGTCTGCTGCTTGGTGGGCCGCCTCAGCCGCTCCCAGGTGGTCTGGTCGTAACAGCGGCCGATGTAGTGGTGCCAGATGAGGTCGCGCTGGCCGGCGGCCATGGTCTTCAGCACGACGGCGACGACGAGCCCTGTGCCGAGGAACACCTCTGGCCAGCTGCGGCCGTGCTCGGTATTCGAGGCGGCAGCGTCGGCGAGCTCGCGCACTCGGCCCAGCGTGCAGGACATCGGGCCGATGTAGCGGCCGGCGCGATCCGGAGCCCGCTTGAAGTTCGCGACCCACTGCCACGCCCAGGCCGAGCAGGCGATATCGACGTCGTCCTCGTGCCAGCGGGCCATCAGCGATCCCTCCGCAGGAATCGCTTGGGAGGCCGGCTGCCCAGGTAATCGCGCGCGGTCTGCGGGCTCACGCCCCAGCGACCCGCCAAGTCCTTCAGCCCTTCCCCGCAGATCCGCACCCGGAACGGCAGCGATTCCAGGGTGCTGCGGATCGTGAGCATCTCGCCTATGTGTTCGGCCTTGATGGCTGGCGGGCGGCCGTACCACTTCACAGCTTCGCCCTCACGACGACCTGGAACGGTCCCTTCTCCAGGTAGCGGAGGATGTCCTTCGCGGCCTCGGCCCAGTGCCAGTAGGTCTGCACGTAGTGGCCCATCGAACGCAACAGGGCATGCCAGCGCAGTTGCTCCTCGGTGGGCTTGTTCTTTCCGACCTTGAGCTCCCACCAGCCGGCGCCGTAGGTCTCGGTCCGCATCGGCAGCAGGATGTCCGGCAGCCCAGCCTTGACGCCCATCGCCTTGAACCGAGCGGCCTCGATCGGGTTGCGCCACCCGCCAGCCGGATAGTGGGCCAACAGATCGGCCAGGGTGCCCTCGCCCACCCGGACCAGAGTGGCCCAGCGCATCAGCGCGATCTGCTCCTGGTCCTCGAGGTGGCGTCGCATCAGGCGAAGATCCGCCAGATCATCCACACCAGGGCGCCGATCGACGCCGTGATCCAGATCGAATTCATCAGGCCGGTGAAGAACCGGCGGCCGTTATCGAAGTCGTCGTGCTGGTCGGGGTCTTGCATCACGGCTCCCTGTGGACGATGAACCAGGTCGTTTGCGGGCGCCCGTTGACCGTGCAGATCCTGGGCGGCCCGCGCCGGATGTGAACCGGTGACAGCTCGGCCGTGCGCCGGCTGACGGCATAGCGATCGAGCCCGGCCAGGTGCGCGAGCTCCACGGCGGTCTTGCCCGGGTGAGCCCGTACGGCCTCCAGGACGGCGCGCTGCTGCTTGCCGAGCTCGCCTGAGCGTCGGATGCCTTCCGCGGCCTGGTGGCTCGTCTGCGGGTCCCTGCGGCGCGCTCGGGGCGTATCCGTGAGCAAGCCGCGGGTGCCGCGCTTGCGTTCGGCCTGGGCGTCGCTGAGCCAATCCACCTGCAGCTGGCTCATGGCGTGAGCCCGTTCGTCGAGGCCTCGGCGAACCAGCCCTCCAGCCAGGTCGGGTGCAGCCAGCCTGGGAAGCGCCGGCTCCACTCCCGCCAGCGGGCCGTCAGGGCGATCTGCTCGGTCCGGCTCGGCAGGTATCGCGGGTTGATCACCATGCCCTCGCGGTTCGTCGGCATGGCCGCATATGCCTGGCGGGCCTCGTCGGACCAGCGATCGAACGGTGCCCGGTATGGGTTCTGGCAGTTCACGGGTTCGCCTCCGCGTGCTCGGCTGCCACCAGGCGCGCTCCCCTCGCCGTCGGGAACCCGCCGATCAGGCTCGGCGTGGGTTTGCGACCGTTCACCAGCGGGTGCCGGCGCCACAGCAGGAAGATCTTTGCCTCTGGATCCTCCGCGATCGGCCTCGCCGACCAGGTGATCGTGTAGCGGCCGCAGAAGGACTCCTTGACCCATTCGAGGGTCTTGCTGGGGTCCTGCGGATCCGGGATGTCACGCCAGGCAGCGCTCCCTCGCAGATCGGGCTGCACGAGGTCCTGGCTGAAGAGGTCCGCGCTTGAGCTCATGGCCAGACCGTATCGAGAGGCTCGTCCGCGGCGGTAAAGGTCAGGCTGAGTTGCGATCGTTCGCGCTCGACACGCTCCGCCCAGGTCTCCGCATCGCGGCAGTCCGTGGCGATCATGAGCAGGTCAAGGACATGGCTGACGGCCTCGCCGTCGAGTTCGAGCACGAACGCCTGATCGTCGGGATCGAAGTGCACCTGCCCCTTCGGGATGAACCCGTGCGCCTCGAGCTGCAGCAGTTTCTGCACGTCTCGGATGCGGGCCGGCGGGATCGTCAATCGGATACTCGCGCTCGCCACGGTCGCCCCCATGATTCGCAGGTTATCGATTTCATGATCCACGCTCAGCTCTCCGTGGCCGTTCACTCGAATGACTCACTGACCAAGCCGACGATGACCAGGTCACCGGGGGTCTGCAGGTCGAATGCCGGGTTCGGGTTTCGCAGTGCGATCACGCGGATCCAATCCCGCGATCGCAGCTTCACGACCGACTTCCTGCGCGGCCGCTCTCGATCGACTTCGATGGCGACCTCCTGACCACAGCAGCTGGCAACCACGTCGACTCGCCCTCCCCTTCCGTCGCCGCGCGTCGGTACACGCACCTCGCGCTGCACTTCCCATCCGTCGTCGGCGAGCACCTCGGCGATGCACCGCTGGGCCGCTCCTGCATCGTCTGGAACGCTCAGCCCGCTCAATCGCCCCATGACTCTCCGGACTGCTTCTTCTCTCTCCACTCCGGTCTCCTGTCGCCGTAGATCGGACGGAATTCGCCCTTACCCGTTGCGCCTGCGCGCGCGAGGTAGGGACGAAACCGTCACCTGCCACCGTGAGTCGGTTTCGCCGGACGGGAGCTGTTTTTGGTGCCCTCCCGCTACCGGAGCAACGCCCGGCACCCGCCAGATTTTTAGGCCCGTAGCGAGGGGCCGAGACTTACGGTCGAGCAGCGCTCAGCCGTGCCTCCCTGACGCGCCCTCGCCCGGAGAAAAAGGCAAAATCTTGTTCGCCTTCTGCAAATTGCAGGGCCGACATAGCACCTGAAGGTTTGACAATTCACTGCTGCCGCCGGCATTCACGGGGATGACGTGATCGATGTGCAGATGATCGATTTCCGGCTCTGCACCGCAGCTTTTGCACTTGAGCCCATCGCGGGCGAAGACGGCATTTTTCTGCCGCTGAGATAAGTGCCTGCGGCGCGATCGTTGTTGCCGCTCTTCCGTGTTCTTCTGCTCGGCGTGCAGCAACGCCACAAATGAAAGCTCGTCAGCGACCCACTTGGCCAACACGTCGCGCACGAGCACCGATTTGTCGACTCCCAGAGCCTTGCTCTTGGCCGTCAGGACCACGTCGATTTCAATCGTGACCTTCGTCCGCAGATCGATATTCGTCAGATTCTTGCCTGTCATGGCCGGCCACCCTGCCGCCGGACTCCGTCGTCTTCCGTCACGAGTCCAGGCAACTCCGGCTGCAATCCGTTGGCGTGCATGCGGCGTGTAGCTACCTTGTAGGCATGTGCTTTTCGTTTCGCCCATTCCTGCAGGATCTCGCGCGCCACGGCGGCCTTGTCGGTGCCGAACGCGACGGACTCTGCGTCGAGCCAGATGTCGATCGCCTCAGTGATGCCGAGTCGGAAATCCTTGAGCGGCAGGCTCATGCGACCTCGGAGGGCGGGTAGATGTCGGGGCGCAATTCGTGACGACAGACAGCCCCACCGGTGGCGGTCTCGATCGGGATGACCTTGGTCGCCGAGATCGGTCGTACGCCGTTCAGCCACTGCCAGACGAGCCCGGGCGTGATGCCGAGGCGTCTGGCGAATTCGGATTGGCTGACCTGATGTGTTTCAAGGTAGGTCTGGAGGTTCACGGCCGAAATACTAGCGGCGCTAGTTTGGCGAGTCAATAGCGGCGCTCGTTGGCCTGTTACTAGCGCTGCTACACAATTCCACAATGCCCAGACCAGCACAGAAATCGACGCTTGCTGACTGGCAAAAGGAAGATGCCGCGCGTCTGCTCAAGCTCTTCAGGAGCCAGCCGAAAGAGACGCGACTCAGCCAGGAGGCCTTTGCGAGCCGACACGACATCGGAACACAGGGCAACCTGTGGCAATACCTGCACGGCTATCGAGCGCTGAACGCCGAGGTCGCGGTCAAGTTCGCCGCGGGCCTGGCCTGTCCAGTCGCAGCGTTCAGCCCGCGCCTCGCGAAGAAGCTGGGCGAGATGGCCTCTGCAGGAGCCGTTGCGCCTGTGAAGGCCGAGAACCGGGTCGCAGAATCGGTAACTCTCTATGGCACGACCGCTTCCGCCGAAGGCATGTTGCTCGGACGGGAGTGGGACAAGCTGACGGACCCACTGCAGAAGCGGTTGTATCGCGAGCTGATCGAGGTGGCCGTTGCAGCGCAGGAGCGGGCGAAGAGCGCCGCGGCAAAGAACCAGCAATCAGCGCGGAAAAAGCGATCGCGCACACCACGCACGACTCGCGAGAGGAACGTGATTTGTGACCACAAGGAGTGACGAGATGCGAAGATTCATTGTTGCCGCCCTGGCCGTTGCAGGTGCAATCGGCACCGCGAACGCGGGCGAAGAGGCTGGGTTCTACGTGGGATTCGACGCAGGACAATCGAGCGTCGATCTCGACCAGCGAGGCCTCGACAACTCGCTCATTGGTCTTTTCAATGACCTGGGATTTGCGGTGCTCGACGGATCGTCGGAGACGAGCGAAGACTCGTTCACGTTTGGGTTGATCCTCGGCTACCAGGTGCTGCCATGGCTCGCGCTCGAGGCAACCTACATGGACCTCGGCGAGGCCGAGTACAAGGCGCGCGGCACGATCAGCGATGGCGTCGCAGTCGCGAGCAGCCGATTCGACTTCAAAGGCTCCGCGAAGGGGCCGGCGGTATCCGTGATCGGCATGTATCCCTTCGCGAACGGCTGGAGTGTGCTTGGTCGAGCCGGCATGGTGTTCACGGACATCGACTACGACATCAACGTGTCGGTCGAAGACCAGTCGTCGTCGCAAAGCATTTCGCGCTCGAACGAGAACTTCCTGTGGGGAGCCGGCGTGGGCTTCACCGCCCTACCCTGGACGGTTCGCCTCGAGTATCAGCAGATCAGCGATCTGGGTGACAAAGACGTCGCCGGTGAGGCCGATGGCAGTCGTGTGACGCTGGCCACGATTTTCCGGTTCTGACCGCAGCCTGTTGACGCCCCGACCGGCCGCCTTTGTGCGGCCGGTTCCATTTGTGGCACTGAACTAGCGGCGCTATTGACAAGAGAAAATAGCGGCGCTAGTGTTGCGTCCCATGACGACCTCACTCACCACCGCCCAAGTCGCCGCCGCCACTGACCCGCGCATGGGTCAGGCGCTGAACGCACTGTCGCGCCTGCGCGGCCGTGCCGATGCGCTGGAAGAGGCGATTGCCGCGCGGGATCCCCGGGCCCGGCTGCGGGCCTTCCTCGAGCTTGCCGCGATCGTCGACGAGCTCGCCGACCTGACCTACACGAGGGCTGCCTGATGAACGAATACGACAGGATCTCGATGGTGCTCGGCGACATCGCCGGATGGGGAATGCTGGTCATGGTGCTCGCCCTGGTCCTGGGCGCCATGGTCTTCGTGCTCTGGATCGTCCGGGGCCTGATGCAGCCGCGCCACCAGCGCCAGTTCTACAACCTCCACCGCAACACCCGCGGCCGTCGCGCGATGGCCAGGAGCACCCGATGAACAACGTCACTCCGCTGTGGCGCCGACGCCGCGCCGACCTGCGCCCGGTCCCGACCGCCCCCGAACTCAAGCTCCCCGCCGTCTCGCACACGCGGGCCGCCATTCACTGGAACGTGCCGATCACGGCCCTGGTCGAGGCCCTGGCGGAGCGCGGCATGACCCTCTCGAATCACCCGCAGCACGGGTTGGTCATCCACCTGATGTCCGAAGGTGCGGCGTGAGCCACACCTGCCAGCGCTGCGGCGAGCCGAAGGGCGTCGACGACATGATTATCCGCGGCGGCAAGCCGTCGAAGACCTGCAAGGCGTGCTTCTCGGCGTCGTTCCAGAAGAAATCGGGGGGGGGGTAAGCGCGTGACGAAGACGAAGGCCGAGCCAGCACCCCAGCCGGTGAAACTCGACGGCCTGTCGCTCGAGCTTGCTCGGGGCTACGGGTTCCGCGCCAGCGCCGAGGATGGCCAGCTGGTAATCGAGCAGGATGCAGAAGATGGGGCCACGGCGACGGTCGTGTTCAGCCGGACGGAGTTTAAGGTGCTGGCGGCGCAGTTCGCGGAGTGGGCTGGGTCGTGAGCGCGATTACGCCAGGTCCATGGCGAGTAGAGGAAGCCTGCGGCAGCAACGGCCAGGTCTGTTTCGTGACAATTGTGCAGCACGGCGTGCCGCTTTATCGCGGCAGCGTAGCCACTGTCACCGACGCCGAGCACATGGGCGGCATCACCGTGGCCGAGCGCAACGCCAACGCCTGCCTGATCGCCGCCGCGCCGGACTTGCTAGAGGCATGTCAGACCGTTCTTGCGGGATTCGACCGCGGCATCGCAGTGGACGCGAACACCGTCAATGGCCTGGTGGCCGCGAGGCTTCGCTCCGCTGTTGCCAAAGCTGAGGGGCGGTCATGAGCGCGCACAACACGCAGGGTGATGACGGGCGGTTCGTCGCGCGCCACGGCCATACCCGCCGCCGCGAGCGTACCGGCACGTTCAAGACGTGGACAGGAATGATCCAGCGCTGCACGAACCCGAGGGCGTTTAACTTCAGGCACTACGGCGGTCGCGGCATTACGGTCTGCCAGCGATGGTTCGAGTTCGAGGCATTCCTGGCGGACGTTGGCATTCGCCCGGACGGAACGAGCCTTGATCGAATCAACAACGACGGCAATTACGAGCCAGGCAACGTTCGCTGGGCGACGGCATCTGAACAACGCACCAACCAACGCAAGGGGCTCGTCGATTTGCGTGGTATTCGATACACGCGGCTGACCGTAATCGGATTCGTTGGTCGCAATGCCCAGCGAAATTCGCTGTGGGCATGTGCCTGCGATTGCGGCTCGATAGTGACCCTTCCCGAGTATCGCCTGAAGAACGGCACGACCAAGAGTTGCGGTTGCCTTTGCCGTGAGCTATCCGCCGCGCGCGCCGCGAAACTGGCCGCCATCCGCTGGAGCTGCGCCGAGAGGGCTGAGCGATGACCGCCCTCGCCGCGCGCGGCCTTCGTCCCATCGCCGAGCTCGGCGCCGAGCGCCCGCACGGCACGCGCCTGCGCTACCTGGCGGGCTGCAAGTGCTTCGAGTGCCGGCGGTCGAACAGCGACTATGAGCGCGAGCGCGCGAAGGCCCGGGCTGCCGGCGACTGGAACGGGTTCGTCTCGGCCGACAAGGCGCGGGCTCACCTGATGAGCCTGTCCCGCCGCGGGGTCGGTAAACGCGCCGTGCAGTCTGCCTCCGACGTGGCGCTGTCCGTGCTGACCGAGATCCGCACCGGCCGCAAGCAGACGATCCGCGCTCGCACCGAACGCAAGATCCTCGCCGTGACGCCAGCGCAGGTCAGCGACCGCGCTCTGGTGAAGCCGGGCCGGACGCACCAGCTCATCGAGCAGCTCGTCGAGGAAGGATTCACGAAGCGGGAGCTCGCCCGACGGCTCGGCTATGCCAGCCCGGCGCTGCAGTTCCAGCCGAAACGCATGACCGCGCGGAATGTCGCGCGGGTCGAACGACTACACAGGGAGCTGACCACTTGAACGCAGTAACCAAACCAAACCCCGGCCGGGAATTCGGCGTCCAGTTGATCGAAATGAAATCCCACCTGGCGCAGGCGCTGCCGGCCGGGATCGCCGCGGACCGGTTCATCCGGGTGACGCTCACCGCGATCCAGCTGCAGCCCGAGCTGCTCGAGTGCGATCGCAAGTCGCTGCTGCTCGCCTGCCTGCGGGCGGCGAACGACGGCCTGATGCCCGACGGGCGCGAGGGCGCGTTCGTCGTGTTCAGGGACTCGAAGCGCAAGGTGAAGACGGCGACCTGGATGCCGATGTACGCCGGCCTGCTGAAGAAGGTCCGCAACACCGGCGAGCTGGTCTCGATCAGCGCGAACGTCGTGTACGAGCGCGACCACTTCGACTACGAGCTCGGCGACGAGGAGCGCATCCTGCACAAGCCGGCGATCGGCGACCGCGGCAAGCCGGTGGCGGCCTACGCGATCGCCAAGCTCAAGAGCGGCGGGATCGAGCGCGAGGTGATGGACGCCACGGCCATCCGCCAGGTGCAGGCCGTGAGCCGCGCCACCAGCGACGACGGCCCCTGGGCGAAGTGGCCCGACGAGATGGCCCGCAAGACGGTCATCCGCCGGCTCTACAAGCGCCTGCCCTCCTCGACCGAGATGGATCGCTATCTGAACGCCGTCCCGGTCGTCGAGCGCGAGCTCGCGCCCCAGGTGGCCGACCAGCTGCGCCACGCCGAGCTGCCGGATCCGGCCAGCTACGAGTCGACCATGTTCCACCACGTCGCCGACGCGCGCCTGGCGATCTCGGAGGCCGACGACGCCGAGACCGTCGAGCGGATCTACACAGCCGTCTGCAAGGAGCTCGGCGAGCTGCATGCCGAGGTGCCGGAGGAGCTGCACCGCAGCCGGTCCGAGCGGCTGGCGGCCCTGACCGCGCAGTGACCGAGCGCATCCCCCTGATCCGCTCCGTCTGCGCCCTGCTGCGGGCGATCGCGGACGGCGGGCGCTTGGTGTACCGGCAGACGTGGCAGGTCAGCCAGGACCGCGGCTGGCGGCAGTGGACGGTCGAGTACCGAAACAGCGACTGGCAAGCCGTCGATGCGCGCATTGCCGTGACGCCGGCACAGTGGCTGACGTTGTTCGCCTGGCTGGCCGCGGTTGCGGTCGTCGTGATCGTCGTGAAAGAGGAGCGGTGACTTGTTCCTGACGCTGGCCGAGCTCAAGTCGCTGACCGGGTACACCCGGCCGTCGGCGCAGGCCCGCTGGTTGCGCCGGCACGGGTACAAGTTCACGATGAACGGCTTGGGGGAGCCAGTCGTCGCCGTGGCGGAAATGAATCGCCACCTGGTCGGCGGCCGGTCGGCACGACAAGAACCGAACTTCGAGGCGCTGAATGGGACGCCGGCGTAGATTCGACAAGCACCTGCCGCGGCGCGTCTATTGCCGGCGGGGCGCCTACTATTTCGACAATCCGGACACCCACAAATGGGAGCCGCTCGGCCGGGACCTGGCTACGGCGCTGGCCACCTACGGGCAGAAGATCGGTGGCCGCTGGTCGGGGCGCACCCTCGGCGACGTGATCGACCGATACCGGACTGAGGTGCTGCCGCTGAAGCGCAGCGAGCACACCCGTGATGATCAGGCGGCGCAGCTCACTCGGCTGAAGCTCGTCTTCGGTGACGTGATGCCCGACGGGGTCACCACGCAGCACTGCTACCGGTACGTCGACGGCCGGCGCGACAAGAAAGGCCGCTCGGTGCCGGTGATGGCGCGCCACGAGATCAAGCTGCTCGGGCACATCTTCGCGAAGGCTATCCGGTGGGGCGTAGCCACGAAGAACCCGGTCCGGGCCATGGAAAAAGAGGCGAAGGGGAAGCGCTCGAGGTACGTGTCGGACGAGGAATTCGCGACGGTGTATGGGCTGGCGTCGGAGCGCATGCAGATCGCGATGGATCTGGCGCTGCTGACGGGATTGAGGCGGGGCGACCTGCTGGCGCTGGAATGGTCGCAGGTGCGGGCGGATGGGATTGTCGTGAAGACCAGCAAGACCGGGGCCGGTCTGCGATTCGAGCGGACGCCCGAGCTCGAGGCGGTACTCGCCAGGGCGAAGCGGCTGTCGCCGCAGATCCCGCGGCGCTATGTGCTACGGACGCGCGCCGGCCAGGGCTACAGCGTCGAGGGGTTCTCGGCGATCTGGCAGCGGCTCATGGCCAAGCATGTCGCGGCTGGCGGCGAGCGCTTCACGTTCCACGACCTGCGGCGGAAGAGTGCCAGCGACAGCGATAGCGTGAAGGACGCCCAGGAGCGGCTCGGGCACGCCGACGAGGCGACGACCCGACGGTTCTACATCGCGAAGCCGGTGTCGGTGAGGCCGCTGCGGTGAGCCAATATAGGCAGGATCTACGCCATCCGCGATGGCAGAGAAGAAGGCTTGAGATCCTCTCTCGAGCAAACTTCGCGTGCGAGCGATGCGGCGCCGGCGACCTGGAACTTCATGTTCATCACGTCCGGTATAGGCGTGGGAAGGCCGCGTGGGATTATCCGGACAGCGATTTGCTCGCGCTGTGCACACTGTGCCACTCAGCAGAACATGGCCGCGAGGCCCCGCTAGCGGCGCTTAAGCCTATCGCCGGTCGCGGCAACCTGGTTCGGCAGGCGATCGGCATGCTGGTGCATTTTCCGGAAGCCGCGAGGGCGGTCGAGTGGCCGAATGGCCTAGAGGAGATCGACAGGTCGGGGATTCCGCTGCTGGTCGAGCTGCTGGTGCAGTTGCGCGAGGACCCGCCGCCGAATACCGCAGCGCTGCTCGATCGCTGGCGAGAGCGCCCGGACTACGGCCCCCTGTCGAAGCTCGCCAGCGGCGAGTGCCTGGTTCCGGATGCGGCGGCGGCGGCGGCCGATCTCCGCCAGGTGCTCGATCGGCTGCAGGCCGAGCATCGGCTGACGCGGATATCGGACACTCGCGCGGATATCGGACGCCGCTGATGCTGAAGTGGCGCGCCCGGAGAGATTCGAACTCCCGACCTTCTGGTTCGTAGCCAGACCCGCTCTTGGGCTTAACCTGCTGACGAATCAGGCGGATTCGGCGGTTCTCGTGTCCAGTAATTTCAGCCGATCAACGCCGGGAAGTGCCTGTTTTCCAGAGGTAGGCCCCAGAATATCGGACGCCTAACCGCCCGCCTTCCTCGCATCGATCAACGCCTGCAGCCGCGCCCGAGCGAGGTCATCCGCGGCCACGATCACCGCCCACTCCTCGTCGGTGAGCTCGGTGCGCCCCTCGGCGTTGAGCTTTGCGATCAGGATCGAGATCTCCTGCGTGCGGGCCAGCAGGGCGAGCAGCAGTTCCAGGGCAGCGGTGACGCTCATTTCACACCTCGGGCGTTCAGGTAGGCGACCAGCTGCTGCAGCACGTTCGTGGCGAGCGCCAGGCGGCCCTCGGCCGTCGTGACGTCACCAGCGCCGGCGGCGAGCCGGGCTGAGTCGAGCAGCACGCGGGACTGGTCGGCGAGCGCCAGCACGGCCTCGGCGTCCTCGACCGTCAGGCTGCCCGCCTCGAGCGCGTTGGCAGCGGACTCCAGGACGGCCGTATGCGAGCTGTAGGCATAGGCGAGGTTCTGGTCGAAGCTCCGGGCGGGCTGGATGCCCAACGACTCGCAGCCTGTGACCACCAGGGCGACAGGCACGCTCACGGCCAGGAGGATGCCCAGCATGACCGGACGGACGAATCCGCCCTGGGACTGCTTGGACACCTCGACCGACCCACTCTGGCGCTCCTCGGTCTTGCGGACGGCCGTGTCCGTGATCGGCGGGTTCGCCCTGTTCGCCCGCGCCCAGGCGGCGTAGGCCGTCGCGGCGATCGCGATCACCTGCAGCAGCGCGTCGACCGCAAGCGTCGCGGCGCCATCGGGCAGCTGCTCGGCTACACCGGTCCAGACGATGACCTGCGACGCGAGCGCCACGAGCAATGCCCGCAGCGTGGTCGACTGATACCACTTGATCTGTTCCATCATTCCTCCGATCAGGCGTTGAGAATGGGCTGCGGCGGGACGACGCCGAGCGCGTCCGAATAGAGGGAGTCCCAGGTGGAGCGGTGAGGCTTACCCGGGCGCCAGTTGCGGATGTAGTAGTCCCAGCTCGTCACGATCTGCCCAGGCGCCGGGAGTGGCCTCGGGTCGCTGTAGAGCAGCAGCCGGGCGAACGCGCAGCCGAGCAGGTCGTCCGTGAGCATCGCCGCGTACACCGCGTCGGGCGTCGCCTCGATGCCGCGCAGCACGCAGACCGCGTGGGCATGGCGGGCGGTGGCCTTGTGTCGCAGCACGCCCACGATCCCGCCGCCCTTCTCGAACTGCCAGTAGGAGCGCGCGGGCCCGCCCAATTGCTGGCGGTACTTGAAGCGCGATTCCTGCAGCCCGATCGCGACCAGGAGCACGGTGGCCTCGAGGCTCGCGAATTTGCCGGGCAGGACCTCGGCATAGGTGCGGGCGATGATGTCGGTCGAAGTCGTCATCAGAGCGGCTCCTCGGCCGAGACGGTGTAGAACGACGGCGACCCGCCGGACAGGTTGCGGGCCTCGGCGGAGATCCAGTCATCAGTGAGGATTGAGGCGCGCAGGTACACGAACCCGACCTCGCCCGTCAGGTCCTCGCCGAGCGTCGAGTCGTCCATGCCGATATAGAGGCAATTCGCCGTCGTGTCCGGCCGCGCGGAGATGGTGGTATCCGTCGCCTCGTTGATGCCGTCGACGTAGAGCTTGCGGTTCGTGGTGCCGTTATGAGTGACGTTCAGGCGGTAGCGCTGATCCACCGTCGGTGAGGCAGAGCCGAGGATCCACAGATCCGTGGTGTTCCACAGGCCCCAGCGGTCGCTGGTGTTGTTGAAGGAAAGGGTCGCCCGAATCGAATTCGTCGCCACGCCTTCCTGGGCATAGCTGACGATCGCACAATTGGCGCCCTTCGCCGAAATCGACGCAGTGACGCCGGCCGTCCAGGTCGTGTACCGCGTGATGTCGGGCGCGAGCAGGTACGAATCCGAACCGCTGAGCAGAGCGCCGCCACCGGCGGCCACGTCCCGCGGCTCGAGGCGACGGACCACGCCGTTTGAGCTGCCGGTCGTGTCGTGCATCAGCAGCAGCGCGTCGTCTGTGTGCCCGATGCCCTCGTAGTTGCCGCCCGTGATACCCCACACCCGGCCGCGGACCGTTCCGTTGCTCTCGACGCAGACGGTGGCATTCAGGCTATCGCTGTTGATCCAGAAACGCCGGCGCCAGTAGGTAACACCCTGAATCTGGGCGATGGTGCTCGAGAGGCTGAGGCTGCTGACGTAGGAGAGGTCGTCCGGGTCATAGCGCCACAGCTTCGAGCCGTCGGCATAGCTGCTGACGTAAAGGTAGCCGTCGTCCGGGTTGTAGCAGCAGCTCGAGACCTCGTGGCCCTGTGCTGAAACGTCGACCGCGCCGATGAAGCTGAGGTCGGAAGCATTGAAGCGCGCGACGTGCTGCGCGCTCCATGTCGTGATGTTGGTGTACTGCTCCATCGGGATGTAGAGCACACCGTTGATGATCTCCGGATCGCCGCAGTGATCGGTGCCGGATACAGAGGCGATCGGGTTCGAGTTGCTCGTGACCAGGGTGAACGACGAGTCGTACTTCTTGATCGCGTTGGTGTCGACGACGTAGTAGTGCTCGCCGTCCCAGCACACGCCCTGGTGCACGCCGAGGTCGGCCGACGTGGACACGTTGTCGAAGGTCTCGAGCAGCGTCCCGTTGACCTCGGCCGCCGATCCGTTGCCGGTGCGATCGACGAAGTCGTCGCCGAACATGAATACCCGGTGGTAACCGGCCCAGACGGCGTTGCGGCCGTTCGCCGCTCCCACGGGCACCGCGGAACGCGACGGGTCGTCGTAGTGAATGTAGGCGTCGGTGTCAGCCGAACTCGACAGGGTCTGCCGATAGAACAGGGAACCGCGTCTGGCCTCTGGGTCGAACCGGACCAGGTCGAACGGAATGTCGGCGCCCGCGCCGGTCTTTACCCGGATGTCTCGGCCGTCGCTGAACTCTACGTGGTCCCAGAATCCGCTCGGCAAGTCGGCGAGGTCGACGAAGACCGGGAAGTCGGTCAGCGTCGCGGTCACGCTCGACGACGGCACCCGAATGCGAATCCGATAGGCCGCGCCCAGCGATAGCGCGACCTCAGCTGGGCAGCCACGGCCGACCGTGCCGGAAATCTGATAGATGCGCGCCAGCAGGCCATCCGGGACGGGACTGCCGAAGTCACTGGTTTGCTGTGCCGCGGTCCACGTGGCCGTGGCGGTGGTGGCCGTGATCGTCCGGATGACGGAGGCGCCCTCGACGATGTCGATCTCGTAGAGCTCTGACTCCTCGGCCAGGGGCACCGATGGCCCGCTCGCGGTATCCAGCCCGAGACGACTGCGCCGATCCCAACTGATGACGATATCGCCATCGTCCTCGCGCAGCGCCTCGGCGTTGTACGGAGAGAACGGCTTGAGCGCCACGCCCTGGCCGGTAAAGTTGACCGCGTCGGTCGTCTCCAGGCTGCGGCCGACCAGCACGGCCTTGTGCGGTTGTTCGATGCCGAGCGCGGCCACATTGAGAGGCACGCGCACGATGGCCGAATCGAGGAAGACGAACCGATCGCCCGCCAATGACGTGCCGACATGGCAATCGCTGCCGCGGCGGCCACGCAGCAGGCCGGTCAGCCGCCAGTACGGCGGGCTGCCGAGATATTCCGCATCGCGGAACTGGATGATCTCCCAGCGGCCGTCGGCACCAATGGCGGCTGCGTTCAAGCCGGCCGCTAGCGAGACCTCGCTGATCGATTCCAGAGTGCCGGTATCCAGGCTCACCAGGAGCTCGTTGGTGGCGTCAATCTCGTCGGTCGGGCCCGCCGGCAGTGCACTCACCAGCTCACCAAGGGTCGCCTCGAGGGTTGCGGTCGCCACCTCCTGGTAGGTTGTGCCGCCGTCCGGTGACCGGTAGATGACCGCCCCACCAAAGGAAGTGCTGCCGATGGCTCTGACGGCCGCGTAGTAACCGGCATCATTGTCGGTGTCGCGCAGCAGCGGCAGGTCGAGCAGGACGAGATCGGCCGTACCGACGATGGCGAGCGACCCGCCGCCGGTGCCCGCGTAGGCCGCCGGCGCGCCAATGGCATAGGACTCGTAGACGCCGTCATCATCGCGCACCAGGTCGACCCGCAGCAGGCCGGGCAGCGCGTGGTCGATGTTGACGATGCGCACCCGCTCCTGGCGGCCGTCGATCGGCATCGTGCCGGCGTCCGCGGGCTCGAGGTGAAGCCACGAATGATCGACGGTCGTCCGAATGCGGTTCCTGGCGACCCAGAGGTCGTAGAGCACGACGTCGGCAATCCGGGCGGCCTTCGTGTCGCTCATGGCGACGGCGACCTCCATGTCGCGGACTTCGACGTCGCCGGCGGCGAGGCGGGATGCGCCCTGCTCGCCGGGCTCGTAATTCTGCTCGGTTTGGGCGTAGTGCACGCGCAGGCGACGCGGCAGCTCGACCTCCTGCTGTCGATCGGTCTCGGCCGAAGAAGGCCGGCTGTCGCCGGCGATATGCGCCGCCAGGTCGTCCGCAGTGAAATCGAATACGGCCGCCTTGCCGCGGGTCGGCCACTTCAGTACGCCGTCGGATTCGACGCAGTCGAACCAGCCATAGGAGCGCAGCGGGCTGATGGCATCGCGCGCCGACATCACCCGCGAGACGACATATCCGTCGACGCATTCCGTCAGGTCAGAAACGTCGATCTGCTCAGCGGCGAGGCCGGCTCTGAGACAAAGATCGCTGACGATCTCGCCGAGCGTGATACAGCCATCGTCCACCCCGGCAACGCTGACGATGACCACGCCAGCGGCGCCGAAACCACCGTCGCCGGCAATCGAGGCCGGCGCGCCGAACGCAAGCGCACCGCCCCCGCCGCCGCCCCCGCCGCCGTATAGGCTTCCGTTACCACCATTGGCACCAGCAGCGCCCGGCTCTTGTGGTGAAGTGTATCCGCCGAGCCCACCTCCACCGCCACCTGCGCCCGCAACGTAGCCGGTGACGGCCGCTCCATTCTCACCGCTGGTCACGCCGGTATTGTTTGCGCGATCCGTGTGGCCGCCGGTGCCGCCCTCGTACAGCCCGTTCGGCGAATCCGCTCCGTCGCCACCATCGACTCCTTTGGGCAGTTGTGAGAATCGACTGGTTCCACCAGCGCCGCCAGCGCCTGCGCCGAGTGAATTGTCGCCGTTCGGCTTTTCGTCGGAGCCGAAACTCTGGACAGTATTTGGGCCCCATGTAGCGCCGTGCCCTCCGCTCGAGGTCGTGCCACTGCCGCCATTGTTGTCGTTGAGGGCCCAATAAGAGCCGTTGGTGCCACCCTTGCCGGCACCACCACCACCAGCCGTGACGTGGGAACCGAATGAGCTCGAGCCGCCGGCCGTTCCGTCGAGGCCGTCCTCGTCTACGGTATGATCTGCGCCCAGACCGCCCGCGCCGCCCGCGCCCACGGTCACGGTTTCAGTTCCGCCAAGCGCACTAAGGGCCAGCGTCGCGACCGAGATCCCGCCACCGCCGCCGCCCTGGCCGCCGTATACGAATGCGTTACCTGAATTGCCGACTGCACCACCGCCGGCACCACCACCGCCGCCGATGGCGGTAACAGTCACGTCTCCGACGGACGACGGCCGAACCCATGTACCGCTGGTGGTGAAAACCTGCTGCCCTGATCCCGACGCGACCGTCGACACTTCAAAGCGGAAATTCGGGATCCGGTTGCCGTACTCGTCCAGCTGGAAGTTGCTGAACACAACGTACACGAGATCTCGGAATGCCGAGACATTGCCGACGCCCTCGAAGCTCTCGATTGTCGGGTCCGCGAGCTGCGCCGCACTGCCTAGATATATCTCCGCATTGGCCAACAACGCGGCACTCGCGACGGCGCGCGCTGCATAGTCGGCATCGCTCTCGCCGTCGAGCTGCGGGCGAGCGTCATAGATCAGCTTGGCGTCGGCCCAGATGCGCGAAATGCCATTAACCTCGCCTTCGCACACTCCAACAGCACAGTTCACCGAATAGCTATAGGTCTTGGTCGTCTGGGTGGGGCCGCCCTTGCCGCCCTGCTTCTTCTTCGAGACGGCTTCGATGATGCCGCTCGACCAGATGACGTTGCCGGAAATCGCGTACGTGCCGTAGACGATCGGGATCGGCGCACCGACCGCCGAGGACTGCACGTTCAGGTCGTTGAGCCGCGGGCCGCTGACGGTGCCGAGGTCGGTCGGGAAGAGCGCCGAGCCCGCCATGCTGCCGAGCGTCGCGCCGATCGCCCAGCCGACGCCTGGCAGCACGAAGCCGAGTGCTGCTCCGCCGATCGTCAGTGCGGCCTGGCCGAAATTCGACACGTCAGTACTCCACGCCCGGCAGCGCCCACGCGCTATGCGTCATGCGAATCCAGCGCCCGCGGTAACCGTGCTCAACGACCCGGCCCACGGACTCGTAGGCGTGGATCAGCGTCTCGCCGGTGAAGACAGCGACGTGCGCGGCGATCTTCGTCCAGGCGATCACGACGAGCGCGCCCGGCACGGCCTTCGGGATCGGCCGGCAGTGCTCGCGCAGGCGCTCGACGAGCTCGCCGGTCGGCAGGCGGCCATAGTTCGCGATGTCGAGCCGCTGATCGAACAGCCCGAGCGACTGCCCGACCACGATCGGCAGCCCGACGCAGTCGATGCCACTGTAGTCGCGGCCCTGGTGGCGAAACGGCACGCCGACCCAGTTGCGGGCCTCGTCGATCACGCGGGCCGGGATCATGGTTCCTCGAACTCGACGTCACGCGGCCAGTTGAGGAAGCGCGACGGGCGCGGCTTCTTCTCGGCCGTCTGGCCGCCGAACGCCGCGAGCTCGCCCATGCCGGGCACCCACGCGCCGTGGCCGCGGAAGTTGACGAGGTTCGCGAAGCGCCCCTTGCACATCGCCGCGGACTTGTCGCAGCCTGGTCGGATCGTGAACGTGTCGCCGACCTCGATGTCGTAGGGCATCGGCAGGTAGAGCAGGATGTCGCCGGGGCTGCCGATCGCGTCCTGCTTGACCTCCATGCTGAAGGTGTCGTTCGCGCCCGACGTCCAGGTGACCAGGCCGCCGTTGAAGTAGCCCGCCTCGCCCAGCGCCGGGGAGCCATAGGCCACGCTCGCCGAAAACTGGCGATTGCTGCCGACGGCCGTCACGGTGCCCGTGCTGGTCAGCGCAGTGATGTCGATGCCGCAGCGCGTGTCGCCGAGCTCCGCATCGCAGCTCGAGCCATAGGTGCGGACGATGTTCTGGGTAAGGCGCTGAGCGAGGCCACGCAGCTCGGTCCGGTACTGGCCCTCGGCCGTGCGGCGGATCTCGCCGATGTTGCCGGTCCTGAGCACGATCTGCCCGTCGTCCGGCGCCTGCCAGTTCACCATGAACAGCACGACGGAGGCGTCGTCGAACAGCCCCGCCTCGATGTCCGCGGCCGACAGGTCGATCAGGCTCAGGTCGCCCTGGTTGATCGCGCCCGTGACCTCCATGTTGTCGACGCTCATGTCTGAGGTCGAGCGCACATCGGAACCGGTGATGCCGGCGTGCGCGAGATAGGTGCCGGCGTAGGCGTTCGGCGGCGAGCCCCCGGTCGCAATCGTCAGGTCCTGGTCGTGCTCGGTGCCGAGGATCAGCACGCCGTCGCGGCGGGTGATGCGCCAGCAGACGGCGAGCGTGGTGACGTCGCCCTGCAGATGAGTCTGCAAAGCGACGGGAAGTGTTCTCACGCCACGCGATCCTTCATCAGGTGCTGCTCGGTCCACCACAGATCCGAGTGCTCGGCCTGTTCGTATCCCGGCATGAACGGCATGCCGAGCGTGTAGTGCGCGAGCTGCACGCCGGCCGGCTTCGGCTGCACGCCGACCAGCCAGTTCCAGGTATTCGGCAGCTCGCCGATCTCGGCGTCGGTCAGCCAGCAGAACTGGTGCAGGTCGCGGCCCGGCACCCCGTTCGCGAGGCGCAGGTTGAGGGCCCTGTTGGATGGGTGGTCGCAGTTGAACAGCATGACGCTCGACCAGTTCTTCCGGCGGTAGCGGGTCTGCTCGCAGCCGTCCATCTTCGTGCCCTCGTCGCCCGCGTGCTCGTGCTTGACGCACATCACCGCGTACTTCGGGTCGGCCAGGGCAAAGAGGCGCGCGACGTCGCCGAGGAACAGCATGTCGCAGTCGATGAACAGAGCCCAGCCGGTCTGCGCGAGGATCGGCACCAGGAAGCGCGTGTTCGAGAACTGCGTCGAGCACGGCGCATCCGAGAGCACGTCCCAGAGCGAATTGCGGTGGATCCGGTACGGGCGCTGCGAAAGCCCGCAGGCCTGCAGCTTGTCGAGGACCAGCGGCGTGACCACGAGGGGTCGGGTCGAATGCCGGCGCAGCGAGAACTCCGCGACCCGGTAGGCTGGCTCTTCACGCGGGTCGAAGCCGATGTAGACCCGCAGTGCCGTCACGACCACACCATGAAGTGATCGCCGCCGATGCAGAACTCCGAGCGCATGCCGAGCCGCTCGAGCCAGTGCAGCGCGCCGTCCGGCTCCATGCCGAGCCGCCCGTCCTCGCCCTTCTGCTCGACGACGACCACCGGCCGGCAGCGGCGCAGCGTCTGCTCGGCGCCCTTCACCACGTCGAGCTCGTAGCCTTCGACGTCGATCTTGATCAGGTCGACGTCCTTCAGGTCGAACGAATCCAGCGTGTCGATCGGGAACGGCCCGTCGCCGTCGATGCGCGTATGCCCGGTGTGTCCCTCTTGGAGCGCGAGTCCGACGGCGCCGGAGCGGTTGCCGAGCGCACAGCGCACAAGCGTGGCGTTCGGGTTCGGGACGTTCCAGGGCCAGATGTCCGCGGT